TATGACGCGGAACCGGTTCCGGCGGGCAGTACCCCGGAACAGATATATACTTTATTCAACAACCGGCTCACGGAGCCACAAAACAAAAGCAAGATGAACTTGGAGGAAATTCGGAAACACCCCTCGTTTGCCAATTGCAAGAGCGAGGAGGAAGTAATCGCGCAGGCTCAGGCCTACGCAAGGGAAGCGGGCTGTGTCGCCGGTCTGGAAAATGAGAACAACGACCTGAAAGCCCGGCTGAAAGAGTTTGAGGACAAGGCGGCCGCCGATGAAGAAGCCGCACGCAAGGCATTGCTCGACGCTGCGGAGGCAGACGGGCGCATCAATGCCGAAACGCGTCCGGTATATGAGAATATCCTGAAATCCAACCCGGAGGAAGGAGAAAAGGCGTTAAAGGCGCTTGCCCCGAAACGCAAGGTCATGGAGGACCTGAAAGTGGACCCGGGAGACGAGAGCCCGTGGAGCAAGCGAATGAAGGAAATCAACAACAAACTTAATAAACAATAACGATGGCGATAGTAGTAAAAAACACCAATTACAACGGCGAGGTGCTGGAGCAGCTGCTGACCCTCGCCGCCACCGGCAACGAAATCGTGGAGAAAGGCCTGATTATGGTCATTCCCGGTGTGGAGAAGAAAATCAGCCTGCCCCGTCTGAAAAGCGGAAAGATGCTCCAAAAACGCAAGGAAAATCCCGGTGTGGAAGATTCGAAGGGCAATTTCAATTATAACGAAAAGAGCCTCGATCCGAAGGATTTCATGGCTTTCACCGTGTTCAATCCCCGTGCCTTCGAGCAAATCTGGCGCAAGTGGCAGCCGAAAGGCAACCTCGTGTTCGCAGAGCTACCCCCCGAAGCCCAGAACGCACTGTTGGCCGAACTGGCCAAACAGGTACAGTTCGAATTAGGTGACCATTACATCAACGGCGAATACGGCGACGATGACGACCATCTGTTTAACGGTATCCTCACCCAAATGGCCAAAGATACGGAACTCATCATCGTGGACAGCGAGGAAACGACCATGCTCGGCAAGTTGAAAGCCGTTCGGAGCGCTATCCCCAAAGCAATTCGTAACAACCCGAACCTGCGTATCATCATGAGTATCGATGATTTCGACAAGTACGATGACGAGTTGACGGAACGAGAGGCCAAAAACGCCAGCGAGACGGACGTCAATGCCAGACGTTACAAGGGTATCGCCATCGAGACTTTGGCTGCATGGCCCGACGATCTGATTGTGGCCACGTTGTGTTCGATGGGCGCAGACGGAAACCTGTTCGCCGCCGTCAATCTGCAAGACGACGAGAATGTCATTCAGATAGACAAGATTTCCAATGCCAGCGAGTTGTACTTCTTCAAGATGCTGATGAAGGTTGATACCAATATTGCTTTCGGGGAGGAAACCGTGGTTTTGGACAGTCGCAAAAGTCCCGTATTTCAGCCGACTGCAAAAACCATTTCTGCCAACCCGACCACGGTGACTATTCCGGCCGAGGGTGGCAGCAAGGAAGTGACCGTGACAGCCAGCGGTGAATACACCGTAGGCGCCGCTCCGGCCGGTTTTAAGGTAGAAGAAACCGAAACCGGCGTGACCATCTCGGCAGAGGCCAATGATACGGGCAATCCGAAAAGCGGGACTCTAACCATTACCCTGAATGCCGACAATTCGAAAACCGCTAAGATAACCATCTCGCAAGCCAAACAAGGAGTATAAGTCATGGGAAAGTTGAAATATCTGGTACTGCATTGCACCGCCACCCCCGAAGGGCGTGAGGTGACGGCCGACGAGATACGTCGCTGGCACACCTCCGCACCCCCTGCCGGGCGGGGCTGGAAGCAGGTAGGATACACCGATATGATACACCTCGACGGCCGTGTGGAGAGGCTGGTGGACAACAACGAGGATGCGCAGGTCGATCCGTGGGAGATTACCAACGGGGCAAAAGGGTACAACATGACGGCCCGGCACGTTGTGTACGTGGGCGGTGTCGCCGCCGACGGCAAGACCCCCGTGGACACCCGCACCCCCGCACAGCGGAAAGCGATGGAAACCTACGTGAAGGATTTTCACCGTCGCTTCCCCGACGTGGAGATTGTCGGCCACAACCAGCTGGCGGCGAAAGCCTGCCCCTCATTCAACGTGCGGGCTTGGTTGAAGTCCATAGGCATTAATCGATAAGAGGTATATTATGGAGTTCAGTGAAACGCTTAACTGGATACTGGGCGGCGGCCTTTTGGCGGCGGTTGTCGGACTTCTGACCCTGAAAGCGACCGTCCGCAAGGCGAATGCCGAAGCGGAGAAAGCGAAGGCGGAAGCCGAAACAGTCCGGATAGGCAACACTGAACAGGCCACCCGGATATTGATAGAGAACATTGTCGAACCGTTAAAAAAGGAACTGAGTGAAACCAGAGAAGATTTGCGGGAAGCGAAAAAGGAGCTTGGCTCGACCAAGCGGGAGATGGCCCGCTTCCGTAAAGCCATCGAGACGGCTAACAGTTGCAAGTTTCGTGCTGACTGCCCTGTTATTTTCAAGCTGCGCGACCTCACGAAAGGCAGCGCGGGAAAAGGTGCGGACGGTGGAGACGGAACGACGGGACAGCCTCGCGCGAGAAGTTCGCCGGATACGGACGGAAACGGTGCCGATGTCGGAGGTGAAGCTGGAGATACCGACGGACAGCCTCCTTAAACTGCCGGAGGGCTCATCGTTTCATGCCAAGAGCGGGCAGGCCCGTCTCGACATCGGCAAGGGGAAGGAACCCGGCACCATCGTGGTCTATGCCTCTTGCGACAGCCTGCAGCGACAGTGTGAGTATTACGAGCGGGAAACCGCCATTTATCGGAATGCCTACGGGACACTGCAATCCCTCTTCGAGGAAGAGCGCGAACGACGTTCGAATCCCGTTAAAACCTTTTTCGCAGGGTTCTTCGCCGGGATAGTGATAACGATATTAGGAACAATAATCATCAAAAACAAATTGAAGAATGGCAACTAAGAAATTCATATACGGCATAGCCGTGGTAAAATTCAACAGCAAGGAAATCGGCTACATCGAAAAAGGCAGTTGGGATTGGGGCGGCACAAAGGCCGAGAGCACGGACATCGAGGCCGAGCAGGTTCCCGATGCCCCGGTGCTGACGCTGGCCAACAAGAACGCGACCATCTCTCCGACGTTCAATCTCATACAGCTGGATTACGAGAACATCGCCGCCGTGCTGGGCGGCACGCTGGTAGGCTCGTCAGGAAATTACACCGGCTGGAAAGCTCCCACCGACCTCGTGGAGCTTCGCGGCCCGTGGGAAATCCAGTTCGTGAGCGGACAGACGATGAAGATTCCCAACGGCACCATCATGGCCAACTTGGGCGGCAAGCTGACGCTGACCGAGGTTTCCAAGATAGAGTGCCAGCTGAAAGTGAACAAGCCGGAGGAAGCGGAAGCCGCTCCTTACGAAATCAACGACACCCCATCGGATTAACGTATGGACGAGAAAGTCGCACGCCTCATACAGCGCGAGGGGGCGGCCGCCCTGTTGGACCGGGGCGTGTCTGTCCCCTTGAAGGATATCCGCCTCCCGTTCCGCAAGCCCCTGCGCCTGCGGGTCGTCATGCGCCGCCCCCGGCTGGGCGGGCTTATTCGCTTGGCCCGGGTGTACCTCTCGTTAGGGGTGACGGCGGAACAGATGAACAAGTTTACGAAGGAGGAGGAAATGGCCTTTTTAGTGACCCACGGCAAACAGGTGAGCCGCATGGTGGCCTATACGCTGTGCCGCGGCTGGATCAGCCGCCGGCTGCTGGTCGGGGCAACGGCATGGCTGGTGCGCAACTGGATAGACACCGAGTATGTCTCGGCCGCCATGCGCAACTTCGTGTTCCTGTTGGGCACAGACCCTTTTACGAGTATTATCAGATCAGCCGAGAGGACGAACCCGATGAAGCTGAGACTGAGCCAAAGAGACAAGGGGAGTTAAAGACGGTATTCGAGCCTTCCCATAGCCCCTTCGGATTTATCTGGCAAGTGGCCGACGCCACCGGCTGGAAGGTAAAGTACATACTGGAAGGCGTGAACTTCCAGACCTTGATTATGATGCTGGCAGATGCGCCCCGCTATATCCGAAAGAAACAGGAGGAGAAGAGCGCGGAGGACGAGGCCGCAGACATCGTGGGATTTTTCCAAAGCAATTTGAAGAGATAACATGGCAATGAAACCGGTAGAGGTAGAGATATTGATGAAGGACCGCCTGTCGGGGGCTCTCGACAAGGCCGGCCGCAAGGTGGACGAGCTGAAAGGCAAGGCGACCGCCGCATCCTCGGAAATGGACAGTCAAGCCCAAAGGTTGCGTACCACCATAGCCGGGCTCACGGAGCAAATGGAAGAATTGCGCAGGGTCGGACAAAACGCCTCCCCGAACCTCGACCAGAGTGAAAACATGGCCGGTATCGAAGCGCTCGAAAAGCAAATCGCCGAATTGGAATCCCGGTTAAAACAGCTGGATGCAACCGCAGAAGCCACACAGACAGTCCCCCCGGAACTGCCCGCCGCCAAGCAGCAATTCAACGGCCTGCACATGAGTATCCAACAGATCGCCCGGGAGATGCCCTCTCTGGCTATGGGGCCCCAGATGTTTTTTCTTGCCATCTCCAACAACCTGCCCATTTTCGCGGACGAGGTGAAAAGGGCGCGGGTCGAATACGACAATTTGGTGAAATCCGGGCAAAAGGGCGTGCCGGTATGGAAACAAATACTTTCCTCTTTATTTTCGTGGCAGACCGCCCTGACGACAGGCATCATGCTGCTGGTCATGTACGGCGACGAACTGGTAGACTGGGTAAAAGGGCTGTTCAGCGCCAAAGACGGAGTCGACGCCTTGAAAAAAGCCCAGCAGGAGAAAAACGAGGTAGAGAAAGAAGGACATGCCGTTTCCATACGCACCCGTGCCGAGCTGGACAACACCATCCGCGAGTTGAGAGACTTTATCGGCACGAAAGAGCAGGAGAAGAACAAGGTCGACGAGTTGAACCGGAAATACGGCGACACGTTCGGCACTTACAAGTCCCTGACCGAGTGGTATGACACGCTCATACAAAAAGGGAATGCCTATGTCGAGTCCCTGTTCATGCAGGCAAAGGCCCAGTCCTATATTAAAAAAGCCATAGAAGCCGACGAGAAGGCCAACGAAATCCGCAGCAAGGGCAAGGAGGAGTACCGCCCGTTCTGGGGCGCCGGCGGAAAGCTCAACATGTTTTTTGGCGGGGACAACATCGGCCAATATGGAAGCGATCCGGCAGAGACAGCCTTTAACAAAGCCCTGCAAGAGGAGGAAAATAAAAAACAACATTACCTGAATGAGGTCGAATGGTTCCAGAAAGAGGCAACCAGAATCTTCAAGGAAGCGGGACTCTCCGATTACCGGAACATCGAGACTGACGACGACACCGCCAAGACAGAGGAGGAAAAGCGGAAGCAGGCCCGACAGAAACTGAATGACGAGTTGCTGGCTCTGGAACAACAGAACCAACAGGATTGGCTCGACTTGCAGGAGGAAGGCACGCAGAAGAAACTGGCCCGGATAGACGCCGATTATGACCGGCAAAAAGCCGAGATCGAAAAGAAGGCGCGGGAACTGGCCGAGCTGAACCGAAAGGCGGGCGTCACCGGCACCAACGCCGCCGGGCTGACCGGGGAGCAACAGCGGGAAATCGACCGCGCCCATGCCCTGAACGGACAAACCCGGGAAAAAGAGGTCACGGAGGTTTACCGGCAGGAAGCCGTCGCCATGCGCGACTACTTAAAGGAGTACGGCTCTTACCAGCAGCAGAAGCTGGCCATCGCCGAGGAGTATGCCGAAAAGATTCGCCGGGCGCAATCGGAGGGCGAACGGCTCTCGCTCGAAAAAGAACGGGACTCGGCCGTCAACCGGCTGGAACTGTCGGCTATCCGGCAGCAAATCGACTGGGGAAGCGTATTCGGCAATTTCGGGGTGATGTTCCGCGAACAGGTGCAACCGACCATCGACCGCCTGAAAACGATCGCCCGAAGCCCGGAGTTCCAAGCCTCCGCCGGCGTCGACGAGATGGAAGCCCTGTATGGCCTGATTTCCAGCCTGCAACAGTCGGAGACGATGTGGAACGGGGAGATTTTCCGGCAAATCAACGACGACCTCGTCTCTTATCAAAACGCCATGCGGGGCTACATGGCCGCGCAGCAGCGGGAAATCGAGGCGACCGAAGAACTGGCCCGAGCCAAGCAAACGCTGAAAGAGGCCGAGGGAAGCGGTGACGCCCGCAGCATAGAGGCGGCCGAGCTCTACGTGGGAGAGGCCGCGAAGAATCTGGACAAGGCATCGCAGGACGTGCAGATGTTCGGGACGCAGGTGCAGAGCACCACCGCCGACCTCCGGGAGTCCTCGGAGCAGGCAGTCGGCATGTTCCGCAACCTCGAATCGGGGCTGAGAAACCTTTCGTCGGGGAACCTGAAAGGCATAGGGCAAGGCTTCATGCAACTCGACAAGCTGTTTAACGGCGGGAAGCTGACCGAGAAACTCGGCGGCTCCCTTGCGGAAGGATTCGAGAAAATCTTCGGGGAC